CCTTCTCTACGCCGTTGGTCACGGCGGTTGTTGTTGGGACTCGCGAGCCACACTACCTGTGTGGTTCCTTGCATGTTAGCTGCATGTTATGCCACTAACCAGGGCGAATCTCTTCAACGGTAAGTGGGGTAGCTCCCCACTTTTCCAGCCCGGCCACACCCTTAGGATGTGGGGAACTTTCGGTTCCTCTTCTGTGGAGGAATCATGGTAACTCCGATAACGGGACCATTCATAGAAAGTTCTACCCCCGGCATTACTGGAGTCGGTGCGCTGTATTGGTCGCGTCAGGTTTATCGGCAAGCAAAGCCGTATAACCTTCCGCTCCCGTATGTCAGAACCGACCGAGGTATCGGGATCGACGCTGGATCTGGGGTCTATAGCCATTTGACGAACTCTCAAAGTCCGTCCTCTTATGGTACTAGAAGCCCCAAACGCTACTCTGACCTTCCATCGACGTTCAAGACATCTGTCCAGAACGCAGCGCGGGAGCGCTTGAATGGAAAACTAAACTCAGATGCCCTTCTTTGGGCCACTCTGGGGGAAGCGAAGAAAACCATCAATCAGATGGATAAGGACCTCCGCCAATGCTATGCCATTATTAGGCGGCTTGTACCCCGCTCTCGTAGAGTCCTTAACAGGTCGGCGCTCGCGCGCCGGCCTGGGGGCTACACGATTTTGGGCGTGGGGCAAGCCTTCAGCAATGACATACTAAAGGTCTTCTTCGGCTACATGCCGTTGATGTCAGATGTCCAAACCTGTGCTGAACTCCTTTCGCGTGACTTTGACCCCCAGCAGGTTGAAGCCTACTGCAAGCGTGCCGACAATTCTACTACGGGTAGTAGTGTGGTGTCCAATCGCTGGCTTAAGCGGGAGGAATGGTGGTATAAAGCCAAAATGGGTTGTGAGGCTCAGATTAACAATCCGAACCTCTACTTGGCCCAGAAGTTGGGCCTGATAAACCCTTTTGCTACCGCGTGGGAACTCATGCGCTGGTCCTTTGTTGTCGACTACTTCGTGAATGTTAACCAATTCGTTAACTCACTCACGGATCAGTACGGCGTGGCTTTAACAGAGCCTTACACGAGGGAAAACATGTGGTCCTATGCCGAGTATACGAATTGGGCTTACCCAACTCTAAATCCCGGCATGTACAGAACCGGTATCTGGTGCCGCGAAGTGCGGGCCAGTCGTTCACTCCCAGCTGTGAAGCTCGGTGTGCGCCAATTCAGCCTTGGAAAAGACTTGTCTCGGCTGGTTACTTCTTCAGCATTGTTGCTGCAAGCACTCACCCGCGGTCACTGACCGCGATCCGTCAACTTGCCTATTGGCAAACCAAAGGAGTAGGCCCTATGCCTGCAATTGCTGACATCGTCGTCAAGAAGAACGACAACACGACCAACATCACCTATACGGGGGTTCAACCCTCCTCTGGTGATGGGACCTCTGCCACATGGAAGAGTCAGTCGATCGGTACCGCCCTGGGCTTCCAGCCCGAGCTTCGGTTGGCCGCTCGATCCGCGCGAAATGGCGCCGCCCGTGAGTTCACGGCGACGTACATGTACCCGCAGATCAAGACGGACACCACTACCGGTGTTACCTCTGTCCATCGCAAGGCGATGGGCAAGTTCACGTGGAATTACGATATCGACATGTCGGCGACTGACGAGGCGGAAGCCTCGGCACAGTTCGTCAACCTGCTCGCATCGACGCTCGTGAGGGCGTGCCTGAACGCGGGTTATTCCGCTACGTAAGGCCAATTCCCCACCCTCCCGGGTGGGTCTCATCAACACGTGAGAAGAGGTGTGTTATGACAGCCGAGCTGCATAACTTTGTCGCATCCACAATGGAGCGACTCGACTGCCCACGGTCCCTGTCTCTCGCCATCATGGCGAGACACGGACTATGGAAGGAGCTCTTGGAGCTTCCTTGTGTTCCTAGTGACTATTGCGATGCCGAAGC